ATTACCTGGCTTTGTTGAATGGGAAGACAAACAATCAGAAGTAACAATGTCTGATGTCCTATCAGACTAATCGTCCCAGCTATCGATATAAAAAGCCAGAGGCTCAAAACGGAGACCTGAGAACCCCCTTAACTTTCTATACTTCTAAAGTCGAGGAGGGGCTTCATGGTCGTGATGTGAGTCACGAGAAGGCTTTTTTTACGATGGGCCAAGTTTACTCTCCTAGCTTTAAAGATATCGAGATTGCGACTGGTAAGTCGATGAAAGCTAAGATGACTCTGAAAATTCGTGATCCTTTGTCTGATTATCAGCCGAAGAATGAGCATTTTGTCGAAGTTGGAGATAATCGTCTCAGTGGTGAAAAATGGCAAATTATCGATGTTCGTCCTGATTTTGATAATCGGGATTTTTTGATAGTCATTATCGGTGGTGGTCAAGATGTCTAGTGGAGCAGAATTAAGAGGCTTTGACGATGTTCTTAGAAACCTTGAAGTTCATCTTGGTGATACTAAGGTCAAACGTGCTACGAGTCGAGCCTTAAAAGCAGTCGCAAATGAAACCTTAGAAGAGTTTAAAGGTGCTTTGCAAGTCTACAAAGATACTGGAGAAACTATCGAAAGTGCTACTGCTGGACGTGTGACTGATCTTGCTGCTGGTGTTCCTGTTGTGAAAATCGGTTTTGGTGAGGGTTCTCGATGGCGCTTGGGTCACTTGAATGAGTTTGGATATGCCAAAAATCCACATCCGAGAGGTTTCGGTGTTATTAGACGCTTTTCAGAGGCTCATGCTAAAACATACAAATACAGAATCGCTAGTCATTTGAAGACGGAGGGGTTTTAGATGGTCAAAGATAAGTTTAATGAACTCTATGAGGCTTTGAAAAAAGATGAGTCTTTAGCTGGAATTAGTATCAAATCTTTTAATCGTCCAGACATGCTACCAAGCAATGAGACAAGTATCGTCATTAGACCAGTTGGTCCGCCGATGCAGACGGCTCATGGTAGTAATACGAGCCTGGCTAAGACATTTCTTTATCAGGTCAATGTAGAGTCTAAAAATTATATGGAGTGCAAAGAACTCCAAAAAAAAATTGAAAAGATTATGGAAGACCAGGGATTTTATCAAACCACTGGTGGTTTGGATGAATGGATTCCAGAAATCAAACGCTATGTAGATGCTCGAACCTACAAGGGTCAGAGTGTTCTATATGAAGAATACTAAATTAAAGAAAGAGGTGCTATAAATGGCATTGGTTGGTTTTAAACGTATGACAATTCGTGTGTTGGATGGAAATGCTAATCCGACACTTGGAGAAAACCTTTTTGTAATTGAAGGTCAAACCGGTAAAGGTGCGACTCGTACCGCTAAAATTTCAGGTCTTGCAAGTGATCCAGTAAAAACCTATGGTAGTGATGTCGCTTACCACGTATCAAACCGTGGTGTTGGCGATGTGAAGATGGAACTGACTGCGGTTGATATTCCTTCAACAGTACTCGCTAAAATCCTAGGACATCAAGTCAAAGATGAAATTATTGGTATTGGCGCTGATACAGTTGCTCCATACTGCGCTGTTATGCTTGAGTCTCAGACTGCAAATGGGACTCAGGCACAAGTCGGGTTCTTCAAAGGACAATTCTCAATGGACGCTGAAGAACTTGAAACGCTTAAAGATAAGCAAGAAGAACTTCCAGATGACAGCTTGAGTTTCGCTGCTATTGCAAGTGATGACACTGAAACAAATGGTCTTTACTATGTGAAATACATTGGTAAAGATGATGCTAAGCTCAAAAAATTCAAAGGGCAACTTAAAATGGTTGCTGCAGGGTAGGAAGAGGGCGCAAGCTCTCTTTTTATCTTTTTTCTAGAAAGGAAAGTATATGGCTAAGGTTAAATTTTTAATTAAAAATGAGAAAGGTCAAGATGTTCAAAAGACAAGTAAGGAAATTACTACTAAGGACTATCGTGACTACCTGATTCTCAATGAAGCACTATCTTCTGACTTGTCCGAAGTTGAAAAGCTAGACAAGCAATTGGAATTTATCGCCTCATTGTTTGAAGATTTGGAAGTGGAAGAACTTTTGAAATTCACGGATATGGCAGATATTTTTGCGGTATTTGCAGATATCTACTCTCATCTGGTGGGTGATGTTGACCCAAAGGAGAAAAAATAAAGCCAAGTGAAGCGCTGAAACGGTTTTATGGATTTGTTAAGCAAGCTACTGAGGGTCCATATGGCATGAGTATCCGTGATGTCATGGATACTAGCTGGGAGGACCTGATGGGCGTTCTCGGTGAAACCGAATCCGCTAAAGCTGAGGAAGTCATGGATCTTGCTGACTTTCTAGAAATGATTTAAAAAGGAGGATTTGAATGGCAGGTGGAACGCCGTTAGGTCAAATGTATATCGAGCTAGGGCTGGACGTGTCGAAGTTCAATCCTACTCTAAATGGTGCTAAGAATGCGGTTAAATACTTTCAAAGCAATGTAAAGGCGCTAGACAGCTCCCTTAAAAATAACGGGGAAAACACAGACTTGCTTCAAGCTAAGTACAAGACGCTTGGCCAAGCGATTGAAGCGCAAAGAAAAGTCTTGGACCAGATGAAGAAAAGTTTTGATACTCTCGAACCTGGTACAGCTAAGTTCGACAAGGCTGCTGCTGAGATTGAACGTGAGAATGCTAAGTTGGCAGCTATGGAAGGTCAACTTCATCGTGTTAAAGAAGCTTTGGTTGCTGTTGGTAAAGAGAATAGCTTTGCGAATCGCATCAATAAATTTGGGGACGGCCTTATTAAAAGTGGCGATAAAATCAAGAATTTTGGTGATAGCGTTTCAAGTCTAGGCGGAAAACTGACTACTGGTTTGACCCTTCCTTTGGTTGCTAGTGTTGGTATGGTTACGAAAGCAGCTGTCGACTATGAATCTGCTTTTGCAGGTGTTAAGAAAACGGTAGATGAGACTGCAACCGTATCCTACAAGAACTTATCTGATGGTATTCGTCAGATGGCTAAAGAATTGCCAGCTAGTGCTGTTGAAATTGCAAATGTCGCAGAAGTTGCTGGTCAGTTAGGTATCAAGGCAGAAGATATCCTTACCTTCTCTCGAACGATGATTGACATGGGAGAATCTACAAACTTGAGCGCTGAAGAAGCTGCGACAGCCATTGCCAAGATTGCAAATATCCTCGGTCTAACATCGGACGAATATGGTCGATTTGGTGCGTCAGTGGTCGATTTGGGGAACAACTTCGCGACAACTGAGCGTGATATCGTTGAGATGACCAACAGATTAGCAGCAGGTGGTAAGCTGGCTGGTTTAACTGCTCCAGACATCCTTGGTCTTGCTACTGCGATGAGTTCGGTTGGTATTGAGGCTGAGGCTGGTGGTACAGCTATGACTCAGACTTTGACGGCTATTGGTAATGCTGTTTCATTGACTGGTAAGGGCGCAGCGGATGACTTGAATCTTATCGCCAAAACTGCTGGAATGACCTCAGAGGAATTTCAACAGGCTTGGAAAGAGAAACCGGTCGTTGCTTTGCAATCATTTATCAAAGGGCTCAAGGACGCACAAGAAAAAGGCGTGAACATGAACTCTATTTTGTCGCAACTTGGAATGACGGGTATCCGACAAAGTAATATGTTGAAATCCTTAGCTCTAGCATCTGATAAAATGGGCGATGCTGTTGATCGTTCAAATAAGGCCTGGAAAGAGAATACTGCTCTGACCAATGAAGCCAATAAACGATATGAGACCACAGAATCACAATTGAAGATGTTTAAGAACCAGGTAACCGACTTGGCTATTGAATTTGGCGGACCTCTTTTGAAGGCTCTCCGTGACGGTCTAAAGGCTGGTAAACCTTGGATTGACACGCTGGCCACAATGGCTAAGCATTTCAGCTCCATGTCTGAAGAGGAGCAAAGAAATGTTCTAAAATGGGCAGCGTTAACCGCAGGAGCTGGTCCAGCGTTAACACTTTTTGGAAAAGGTATTGGAATCGTAGGAGGCTTGACAAAAGCACTCGGTTGGCTTACCAAAGGGACTGGTAAAGCGGTCGGTGGCATGAATTTAATGTATAAGACTTTCCAAGCCTTTAGAACAACCGGGAATCTATCATCTGCCTTTAAATTGGCATCTGGTGGAGCTGTAGCGCTTGGGAATGCAACAGCATCAGCTTCGACATCTACTGGTCTCTTGACAACTGCAATGAGTGCCCTCTCAAATCCTTTAGGATTGACAGTCGCTGGTCTTGCCATTGCGACAGCTGCTGCTGTTCATTTTGGCAACGAGAAAGATAAGGCTCGTATCAAGACTGAAGAGTTTGGCTCTCAGCTAAGCGATACTGCTAGAGGAGAATTGCGAAGTTTTCAAAAGACAGTTGATGAAACCAGTACTGCTGTCGCAAACTTTGGGACTCATGCCGGAGATGCTGATAAGGTATCTGGAGCTTTTAAAAAACTCTATGAAGAGATTGCTGCTGCTGCGGATAAAAGCAACAAACGGATAGAAGAGTTGGGCGCTAAGTGGGGCCTGAGTGAAGAAGATATTGCAAAAGCCAAGGAAAGAAATGGCCAGATGGTATCTAATACTGAGGCTATGATGAATCAAATCAATGAGATTTATCAGCGACATAATGGCGATGCAAGCAAGTTCTCTCAAGAGGAGAAAGAAATCATCCTGAACAATCAGAATGAGATGATTAAGGCGAAACTCTCGATGATGAGTTTGTCGGAAGAACAACAGACGGCAGCACAACAAGCCTTAAATGGTAAAATCAGCTCACTCAACGAAACACAGTTAAAACATACTAGAGATGTTTTGAAACAAGCGCTGGATGAGGAAAAGAAACTCTACGAGAACTCAAAGAGCGAGTGGAAAGAGTTGCTCGATGGGAAAGCAATTGATCAAGAAACTTACAATAAAAAAATTCAAGAACTAGAATCTAAACACCATCAAACCATGGAAGCTTTAGGAAGTAAGTACTATCAGGTCATGCAAAATCTCGATGCTAAGGTAAAAGCTCGAACTGGTCAAAGTTGGAACTATTGGGAAGAAGCCAAGAAGGTTCTGGAAGAATACGGTCTGTCCTACGAAGAAATTGGGAAGAAAGCTGCGGTAGCTTCTCAAAAGGTAGGTAATTCACACAGCATTCTTGCTAACTATACTAGTGAGATGAACAAGGAAGTGAAAGAGGCTAACGATGCCTGGTCATTGCTTGTCGGCAACATTGATAAGAATGGGAATTTCCAAGTCAAGTCTAACGTTAAGGAAGTCATCGGAGAGGCTGCTAAATCTGCTGAAGGTTGGGAACAATTGCAGTTTATTGCTAAGACTGCGGAAATCAACTCAAATGCCCGTGCTACAATTGCTGAGGCTCTTGTCGAATCCGGGAAATGGAAAGACATGACTCTCGAAGAGAAACAAGTGATTGTCAAGAACCAAGCTGGGCTACAAGCTATCTTTGATAGTGAAACTCATCTTAAAACATGGAACAGTATGCCGGCGGAAATCAAAGAACTTCTCATGAAGAATACAGACATCATGAATAAGGCGGAGGAAGCCTCAAAAGCTCTGTCTAACTATGAAGCTCTGAAACCAAAACAGAAGGAGTTACTGGCTAATGATGAAAGCGTCCGAAAAGCAGTCGCTCGCTCAACTGATACTTTGACAACCTGGAATGCCACGACTCCATTTACAAAAGATTTGAAGGCCGATCCTACGAATGTTTTGAACAATGGCCAGTTATCTATCGATAAGATTACAGCTTGGAATTTTGCATCTGCCGAGACTAAATCTTTAAATGCAGTAGATAATACAAGTGCTGCTGTTGGAAGTGCTCAAGCAAGTGTAAACTCTCCGAAACAAATAGCACCTATCAATTTGTTCGCGACTGACCAGACTGGTGGTGTACGAGATGAGACAAGCAGTGCTATTAATGCCATTAAACAATATAATCCAGTAGATATTCTTGCTAAGAATAGCACGCAAGGAACTGTAAATGAAGTACAAAGTGGTGTTAATAGTATTCAGGACAAAACGGTTACAATCAGTGCACGAGATAATGCGTCTGGAGTTCTTTCAGGCATTAGGAGTTGGATTGATAGCGTAACTGGTAATTTCTTTACGAATATCTTTGCGAGCAAGCATGCCCACGGTACCAACTATCACCCTGGTGGTCTTGCCGTTGTCAATGATCAAAGAAATAGCAACTACAAGGAAATGGTTACTCTTCCAGATGGTCAGAGTTTTATTCCTCAAGGCAGAGATGTCTTGCTTCCTCTTCCGAGAGGTTCAAAGGTCTTGCGAGCAGATAAAACTAGACGTTTGATGCGTGAGATGGGCGTTCCTAAATATGCTTCTGGTATCGGGATCCCGAGTGACGCTAAATTTCTTAAAGAAATCGAACAAGCTCAACGTAGTATTACTATCCAATCTACAAGTGTCCAAAATGGGCAAAATATAGATAAAATCGTGTCTGAGATGACGATTCTGAGAGCAAGTTTAGAAAAATTGCTTACTGATATCCTTAACAAGGACACAAACGCTTATCTGGATAACTCAAAAGTTACGGATGTTGTTACTAAGACTCAGAAAGAGCGTGAGAAAATGCTACTAAGAATGAAAGGGGTGATTGAATGAGCGAAGTGACTATGAGTTTTAATAAAACAGATTTACAAGAGTTTATTGAAATCCATGACATCCAACGAGATATTGGGAATAATCGCTCTATCTCTATCGACCATGCCCCAAGAATTGGCGTGAATATCCAGCAACAAACCATTGATGCAAAATATATCAAGGTTGACTTCTCCATCTGGTCCAAAGACAGAAATACCCTCAAGCACAAGCTTGCGGGTATTTTTAATGTCGATAGTCCTAAAGAGTTGACCTTTTCAGATGAGCCAGACAAGTATTATCTGGCCATGGTAATTGATGATATCTCTATGCAGGAGGCAAGCGGGAGACGTTCAAACGGGTCTATTAAGTTCATCATTCCTGATGGTGTGGCTCATAGTTCAGTCTATAAGCGATTTGATAACGACAAAAACGCAACTATCGAAGCAGGAAAGATGGTGTTTGATCTTACAAATAATGGCACAGAGAGCGCATTTCCAATCGTTAAAGTCAAACATAATGCTGAGAATGGGTATATCGGTCTAGTTAACACCAGCGGAGCTCTTGAGGTTGGAGATCCTAAGGAGATCGATACTGAGATAGTTAAACAGTCTGAGGTCTTGCTTGACTTTAGAGGCGACAAAATCGTTGATGGCTTTGCTAGAGCGGTCAAGATTGGTTCAGTGACTAATAGCCCAGAGAATTTAAACGGAACATCCGAGCTAGTCACAGCAAACGGCAAGAAGCGTGTCAAACTAAGAGAGCAATCTAGCGGCACATACAATGAAAGCTACTCAACAGGCTTGTCATGGGAGATTCCTGCTGACTCTACAGGAGAGAAAGGCTCGCTTGATGATTACATTTTTTGCAAGCTGGTTTATCAGTTGGATTCAGTTACTCAATGTGGGTTTATTAAAGTGACTGTATCTGACACTAATGGGCAGTTTTTGTATGGTGTTGAAACTTACAAGCGCTATAAAGGGCTATATTGTGGATTTAATGTCTTTGCAACAGATAACAAAGGCGATTTCAACTTTTTAAAATGTTTCGATTTTGATTCCTCAAGCGACAGGAATAAAAATCCTTTTTCATTATCAAGAGGGCAGTTTGAGCTCAAAAGGAATGATGAGAAAGTTCAAGTTTACTACAACGGCTCATACTATAATTTTATTGTTCCTGAAATAGAAGGTAAAAAATCAGCTAAGGTCCATGTGACGATAGGTGCTTTTCGTGGAAAGGCAATTATCCCTTACTTGTATCTTGATGAGCTGTTGTATCGCAAAGATTTTGTACAGGCTTCAAGGGACATTCCTAATCGCTATCCTATAGGGTCAAATATCATCCTTGATAGCGAGAATGATTCCGTCATGGTGGATGGTATTGAGAGGGCTGCAGATGTTGTCCAGGGTTCAAAATTCTTGAGCATTCCTCCAGGAAAGAGTCAACTTGAGGTCTATTGCTCAAGCTGGGTCAAAAAAAAGCCTACTGTAACAATTGAATTTGAAGAAAGGTGGCTATAATGCTTTTAACGATTCACGATGCAAACTTGCAAAAGGTTGCTTTTGTTGATAATAGTAAGCAGAACACGCTTAATTATTATAACGATACATGGTCAAGAGATATGCCAACAGGGGCCTCAACTTTTGAGTTTACAGTCTTTAAGAAAGCAATGCAATCAGACACAGCTTCATCAAAGGCCTACCAGCATCTAAACGAACGTGCTTGGGTATCGTTCCGACACAATGGACGTACCTATCTCTTTAATGTGATGTCGGTGGAAGAGAACGAGCAGACAATCAAATGCTATTGTGAGAATCTGAATCTTGAATTGATTAATGAGTTAGCAAATCCTTACAAAGCAACGGGAACAATGACTTTTGCAGAATATTGCAAAGAGATGGCTTTACTGAACTATGCTCATCTCACTATTGGAATTAACGAGGTTTCAGACCAGCAACGCATCATTGAGTGGACGACACAAGAAACAAAACTTGCTCGCTTGCTTAATCTTGCGAAACAATTCAATGCTGAGATTGAATTTGACACGCAATTAAAAGCAGATAGCACCCTTAAGAACTTTACTGTAAATATATATCATGAACACGACGATACACACCAAGGAGTTGGTCGTATCAGGAATGATGTGGTTTTAAAATATGGTAAAAATATTAGCTCTATCATCCGGAAAGTGGATAAGACGGGTGTTTTCAATACAATCCGGCCAACTGGTAAAATGCCAACTGTTGAGATTGAAGACAGCGGGGAGCGTCACGTTTCAAGTCAAAGAGTCAAAAATTCGGATGGCTCGACAACTGAGACTATCATTCGCACTGCTTCAGATGGAACTAAGAGTAAAACCATAGTCCATACAAAAATAACAAAGCTAGCTGATAAGACACGGATTACAACAACCACAACAACTCGTTCAGATGGCTCTATCGAACAGACTGTGACGACTAGTAAGAAAGGTGGACCATCTAATACTGAGAAACGAATCATAAAACCTCCTAAGAAAAAAGAGAAGGAAACCGAGCCTGAAAAAGAGGTTCTGACCATTGAAGACTTGGGAGATTGGTCTATCAAAAACGAGAGGGGAGAATTAGAGTTTTACCAAAGAGGACAACAACTGTATGCACCGTTGTCCATGCAACTCTATCCCTCAACTTTCACTTCAGCAACAGCTGAGGACCAGTGGACAAGACGAGATTTCGACTTTGACACAGATGAACCAAATGAATTGAGACGGCTTGCTTACTTGAAATTAAAGCAGCATTGCTACCCAGCCATCACCTATGAAGTAGATGGCTTTGTGGACGTAGAAATCGGGGATACGGTCCAGATTTACGATGATGGATTTAGTCCAACTTTAATTGTAAAAGCACGAGTTACCGAACAGAAAATCAGCTTTACAAATCCGGCAAGCAACAAAACTACTTTTGCGAATTTTAAGGCACTTGAAAACAAGTTATCGGATGGCATTCAAGCAGCATTCGAGCGACTTTTTGAGGCGTCAAAACCCTACACTATCAAACTAGCTACAGACAATGGTATAGCCTTTAAAAATGGCCAAGGTCAGACCATTGTGACTCCTACTCTCATGAGAGGGAATAAGGTTATCAACAGCGGATGGCGTTGGGTCGTTGATGGTGTAATCAAAGCCACAAGCCCTAGTTACATTGTCCGAGGCTCTGACATCGATCAAAAGATGGTTTTGACGGTGTCAGCATGGGTGGATAACAAAGAGGTAGCCTCTGAGCAGTTGACTCTCATCAACACATCAGATGGGCTACAAGGTCAAAAAGGGGATACAGGTCCGAAAGGTGACTCTGGGCCTAAAGGAGACCGAGGAGAAAAAGGCGAAAAGGGAGACCGTGGGGAACGTGGGCTACAAGGACTCCAAGGTTTGCAAGGTCCAAAAGGTGACCAAGGTATTCCTGGACTTAAAGGAGCTGACGGCCGTACACAGTACACTCACATTGCCTACGCTGACTCTATTTCAGGTAGTGGATTTAGCCAGACTAACGCTGATAAGCCCTATATAGGGGTCTATGTTGATTTTAACTCAACTGACAGCGTCAATCCTGCAGACTATCGCTGGACGAGGTGGAGAGGCTCAGATGGTTTAAACGGTAAAGACGGTCCACAAGGTATTCCAGGTAAACCTGGAGCAGATGGTCGGACTCCATACTTTCACCGAGCCTGGGCTAACTCCGCTGACGGTCGAGATGGTTTCAGTACAACTGATAGCACTAATAAGCGCTATTTAGGTACGCTAACTGATTTCACTGAGGCAGATAGTCAGGATCCTGAACTGTACAAGTGGACAGCTCTCTTTGATAATGTGAGGGTTGGCGCTCGTAACTTTGCACTAGGAACCGCTAGAGCAACTATAGGAACTCAAGGTAAAATCTATTCACTGGCTCAATCTACCTATAAATGGCTACCAATTCAACCACTTTATTTAACTTTTGACTATATAGCCTCTGAAACTATTCAAGGTTTTAGGGTTAATCGTGTAATTAAATATAGAAACGGTTTGCAAGAACAGTGGGATTTTACTACTGATGATAAAGTCTTAGGCAGACAACACATAGATACTACATCTGTTAAATCTGGCACGTATTCTCAACCTTGGCAGTGGAAACCATACTCAAACGGCAGAACAAGCGACCTAATTGAAGAGATTGCCTTGTATCTCAATTTTGAGAACGGTTCAGATGGAACAGTTATCATTTCAAATCTAAGAGTCAATACTGGGACAGTCCCTATTGATTGGATGCCAGCTCTTGAGGATATTGAGGATAGCCTTAATTCTAAAGCCGACCAAGGTCTAACTCAAGAACAGCTGAACGCTCTCAATGAAAAGGCTGGAGTTATTCAAGCTGAGTTAGAGGCTAAGGCTAGCGCTGACACGCTTGATAACTGGATTAAAGCCTATCAGGATTTTGTTAAATCTAATGAAACGGCTAGAGTTCAAGCTGAGAAAGATTTGATTTCAGCTAGTCAGCGTGTCTCTAATATCGCTAAAGACTTAGGAGAATTATCTGACCGCTGGAATTTCATCGATACCTATATGAGTTCCTCAAATGAGGGGCTTGTGATTGGTAAGAATGACGGTAGCTCTAGCATGATGTTCAATCCTAATGGTCGTATTTCAATGTTTAGCGCTGGTGTAGAGGTTATGTATATTAGTCAAGGTGTTATCCATATTGAGAATGGTATATTCTCAAAAACTATTCAAATCGGACGGTTTAGAGAAGAACAGTATCACATCAATCCAGACATGAACGTAATAAGATACGTGGGAGGTAACTAATGGCTGAATTTTGGTCAAATAATGATAGGAGCTATTATCTCAGACTGTGGGTAGACCAAGTATCCCAAAATATATCTGACAATAGCAGTCAAGTAAGGCTAAGACTTGCTTTGACAAACGGTGCTCATACATTTGCAGATTATGACTGTACTGCCTCTTTAATCGTTGACGGTCAGACTTTGAGTTGGTCAGGCCGTCCATCTATGCTGAGTCAAAATAGCTCAATTATGCTGATTGATAAGACAGTATCAATCAGACATGACAATGATGGTAAAAAATCGTTTGGTTTATCTGCTACATTTAGTGGAAGCGGTGGATGGTCACCGGGAACACTTTCAATTAGTAGAAACTCATTTACGCTCTCAACGATACCACGCTCAAGCTCTGTAAGCGTGAGCGCCGGAGTTATTGGTAGTTTAGTAACTATCAACATTAACCGTCAGAGCTCCACTTTCAAGCACACGGTACGCTATTCCTGGGCTGGTAAGAACGGAACGATTGCAAGCAATGTAGACACATCTACAACGTGGACGATCCCTCTTGACTTTGCAAACGACATACCGAACTCTGCAACAGGTACATGTACTATCTTTGTCGATACCTATTCAGGCTCTACCAAGACAGGCACACAGTCCACTACATTCACGGCAAGCGTACCAGCAAATGTCAAGCCTAATTTTACAGGGATATCATTATCAGACTTAAATAGTGCTGCTCAGAACCTTATCCCAAACGGAAACACGTTCATCCAGGTCATCTCTAACATCAAGGTTGCATTTAATGGCGCAATTGGTTCCTATGGCTCATCCATCACTGGATACTATGCCGAAATAATCGGCAAAAACCAGTCTACGAGTTCAAACGGTGGCAGTCTCGGCATTATGAATTATCACGGAGCCATCAAAATCAGAGCAAGAGTCTCTGATAGCCGGGGACGTTGGTCTGATACTAGAGAGATATCCGCTACCGTTCTTGAGTATTTTGCCCCTGCTCTCAGCTTTAGCATTGCACGGACAGGCTCAACCTCTAGCACCTTGACGGTCACTAGAAATGCTAAGATTGCCCCTTTGACAGTTTCAGGAAGTCAAAAGAACACAATGACATTGACATTTAAGATTGCTCAGCTTGGGACTAATATCTTTGCGGTTGATAACGGTCAAGCCACTGGAGCCTGGTCAAGTATTTCAAGTCTAGTCAATTCACGGGCTAATCTTTCAGGGAATTATCTAGCTAATCAATCATGGATTGTCATCGGTGTCCTTGAGGACAAATTCACTCGTACTGAGTTTATGGTCAACGTGGCCACTGAAAGCGTGGTATTCTCTTATGACCGTTCAGGTGTTGGTGTCAACAAAATCAGGGAGCAAGGCGCTCTTGATGTAAAGGGCAGCATCTACGCAGACAACAATCCTATACAGCAATATCAGCTGACTGATAATAATGGAGGTCTAGGTAGAGGTAGTGCTCAATGGAATGATGTTTGGAATAAGCAAGGCACGGAGTTCGGGTGGAGGTCTGGTAAATACGATGACAATCCAACAGGGAGAAACGGCGACTGGGGTCTGTATCAAAATTTTTGGCTTGACAGTTGGAAAGGAGTCCAATTTTTCACAGGGTTAACCTCAAATAGGTTTTTCTTTAGGACTTACAACAATAACAGTAGATGGAGTCCATCTCAATGGAAAGAGATTGCTACCAAAGACGACATCCAAAAATACACTCAAGGAACACCTTGGCAAAACCTAACTCTACAAAACGGATGGCAAAATCATCCTGATTATCATAAAGTACAATGTTCTAAGTCATTTGATGATGTGGTCTATCTCAGAGGTTCAGCTAATAAAGGGAAAACGGCTAATGGGACAGTGATAGGCACTTTGCCGGTCGGATTCAGGCCATCTCAATTTCTATATGTCTCAGCTCTCAACAATAGTTACACAGTAGCGGTTTTGGGTATCTATCCAAATGGAAATATACTTGTAAAAGGTAACGTTGACGCTACATGGCTCAACTTTGACAACGTATCATTCAAAATTTAAGGAGGAAATATGAAACTAGAATATGGGACAAAGTCCTTGGAATATGACGGCAGTGGAACAGCGTCCACCACCAAAGTCACGCTGGTTAACTCAGACGGTGCTATCGTACCTATCTTGCTACCAGCTGACAAAATCAGCTTGTCTAATACTGAACTCTTTGAGTTGGCACTCGAGGCTCTTTATCAGGAGAATTTTCCACAGCGTGCTGAAAATGAGAAATTTAAAAAAGTAGATGAGCAGCTCAAGCAAAATAAAGAAATGACTGCTAAATTAGAACAAGCTGGAACCGAGAACAAGGAAAACTTGGACACGGTATCAGCTATCACTGAGGTCTTGATTGCCTTGGCAGTATCTCAAAATGGAGGTATGCCTACCCATGCCTATAGCAAGGTAGCGGCATTCATCAAGCCACTTGTAACGAGTACACGCTACTCAAATGGAGACATCATTGCCATGCCTTATCCGTTTGATACGAATCCAAAATGGCCAAGTGGAACCAAGACTATCTTTAAGTTCCAGATGCAGGCTAATGAGGGCTATACATACAAGGACCAGGCTCTTACCGAGATGCTACAACAAGGCGTGTTGACTGTGGTCATGCCACGCATTGAGTAAGGAGGATTTTATGTCATGGTCTGAAATAATCGAGAAAATGATACATGCGATTACTCAGTTAGCCCCCACAATTGGAGTTGTTGCGACTGGTTGGTTCGGCATGCGAGCTAGCAAAGCTGGTCATCTCAACCAGGAACAGTTCAAGGAGCTGAAGGGGGAATTAAGCACTATCCACGCTATCGGCGAGGAGAACAAGCGAAATATAACTGAAATCAACAACAAGCTGGCTGTGCATGATGAAGCACATCTAGCTACTATGTATCTACGGCTGGAGCGTGATATTACTGTTGCTCTCAAGCGAGGTTATACAAGCGTTCACGAGTCGGATATTATCCACAAAATGCACTCAAGTTACAAAAAACTAGGTGGGAATGGGCGCATCGATGCCCTGTTTAACAAATTTGTAAATTTAGAAATCGCGGAGGAAAATACAAATGCAACAGATTAACGAAATTTTACTAAACGGAGCAATCAGCATCCTTGTTATTTTAGCAGGGATAGCAGTTAAGGCAGTCAAGGACTACCTGGTTCAAAAAGGTGGTGAAAAGACCATCAAAATTGTTGAAATCCTTGCTAAGAACGCGGTCAACGCTGTGGAGCAAGTAGCTCAAGAGACAGGCTTCAAGGGCGAGGAAAAGCTGGAACAAGCCCGTACGAAAATCCGTGCTGAACTCAATAAGTACAATATCAGCATGACTGATAAGGACTTGGATACATTCGTTGAGTCAGCAGTCAAACAGATGAATGATGCGTGGAAAGGAGAGTAATGATGGTAGAAATCATTAACCATACAATTTTTAATGGAATTTCAGGATCCCGACCAACTGAGCGACCAAAATATTATGTTTTACATAATGATGCTGGTTCAAAAAGTGCAAAGGCCTATATCGAATGGCTTCAAGAACGATATGACAATGGCCGGTCTGAACTTGGTTTTGCTCATTACTACATCACAAGAGATGCAATTGTGCGAGTCGAAGACACATACAATGGTTCATGGTCTGCTGCTAACTACGATGCTAACATGAACTCTCTTAGCTATGAAGTATGCCAGCAGTTAAGCGCATCAGATGCCGAGTTCATTGAAAATGAAAATATGGTATTGCGCCAAATGGCCGAAGATATGGCTTATTATGGTGATACTCCAAATTATAGCAACATCAAGTTTCACAATGAATTTTCTAGCACATCATGCCCTGCTCGTTCCCTTGAATTGCACGGCGGATACAATGACAGCTTGCGTGACTATGTGATTGCTAAAATCAAGCATTATCAATCCCTTGGCTCGACTGTCCAAGAAATTCTTGCAAAAGAAGGCAATCAAGAAGGTTGGAAGAAGAATGCGACTGGTTGGTGGTATGTCAATGCAGATGGTTCTTATCCAACGAATAAATGGCAGAAAATCAATAACGCCTGGTATTACTTTGACAGCAACGGCTATATGAAAGCTAACACATGGCACAAGCATTCGGATGGGTACTGGTATTACTTGCTACCAAATGGCGCAATGGCGACTGGTTGGGTACTAGTCGGGTCAGAATGGTACTACATGGACGATTCTGGCGCTATGGTTACTGGTTGGGTCAAGTACAAGGAACATTGGTATTATCTCGATGCTAATGATGGAGATATGAAATCCAATCAGTTTGTCAAGTCGGCAGATGGCACAGGTTGGTACTACCTTAAATCAGACGGAACAATGGCAGATAAGCCAGAGTTTACTGTTGAGCCTAACGGGCTCATTACTACAAAATAATCTTAAAAATAAATAGAAAGGAGACTTTCTAAATTGTTCTTTCACCGCAGGCTCAGGCTTGCGGTTTTTTTGTTTGCAATAATAAAAGCAGTGACCGAAATCACTGCTTATCAGCTGTAGCAAATTCATAGAGCTTTTCTGCCGTTA